AGTATCCGAAGCTGAACAAACAATGTACCTTGAGGCAAAGCGTAAAGAGTTAGAAGATGCAGATGCTATGCGAGATGCGCAGAGAAACATGGCTTGGTTTGCACTTGGCGGAATGTTACTCTATCCCTTCGCTGTAGTACTGGCCTCTTTAATCGGCTTAGACGAAGCACAAAAAACTTTAGGAAGCATGGCACCTACTTACTTTGTATCGGTTGCAGCTATTGTAGCGGCATTTTATGCCAAAGAAGCAGTAGGGAGTAAAAAGTAAATGGAAATGATACTTGATTTAGCAATGACATTTTGGCAGTGGACAGTACTAATAGTACTTGTTTTAATAGGTTTTGTAGTTAATAAGTTTGACAAAGAAGAAGAGAGCCTTATCGAGTTTAAATATCCCGAAATGCCAAAAATGCAACCAGTACCAATTGCAACAAAAGATAAAGGTTTCTGGAAAGGTATTTTAATGTGGTTGATGGGTAGCCGTAAGTGGGTAATCTGTGAAGATTTCTACTACACTATCGGAGAAGAGCAGTATAAGATACCAAAAGGCTTCGAGTTTGATGGCGCATCCGTTCCTAAATTCCTAGCAACTTTTCTCTCGCCTGTAGGTGTACTTCTTATGGGTGGCTTAGTACATGACTATGGATATAAGTATGCTACTCTTATGAGAGCAGATGGAACTACTATTGGATACCACGATCAAAAGCATATGGACGGACTCTTTCGTGACATCTGCATTGAAGTAAACGGTTTTAAAGTATTAAACTACCTTGCGTACTGGACTCTGCGTTTAGCGGGTTTTGTAGCTTGGAACGGCCATAAAGGAAGAGGTACTCATTGTGAAGTTCATTAAAAGTTTGGTAAAAGAACGCACGTCCTGGGATGGGGCAATGCTAATAGCAATCTGCGGTTCCGTGATATTATTTGGCGGTTTAGCAAAAATGATGGCGTGGGTCGGTTTAGGCTACGGTATCTGGACACTCCTTAAAAAAGAAGATTAAAACATGGCAGTAGAAATAAGCAGAAGAGATATTATCTCTGATGAAATAGTTGAATTAGGATCTGAGGCAAGATTTCTCAAACTTCCAATAGCTCCTTATATGGATCTATTGAATGTCACTCCGTTACCTTCGCAGATAGCAATTATCAATGCGATTAATAACCCAAAGTATCGTTTTGTGTCTGCTGCCGTTTCTCGGCGGCAGGGCAAGACATATATAGCCAACATCATTGGACAGCTTGTCTCTCTGGTACCTGGCTCTAACATCCTTATTATGTCCCCAAACTATGCCTTGTCTCAGATCTCTTTTGATTTACAGCGGAACTTAATAAAACACTTTGATTTAGAGGTTACAAAAGATAACGCCAAGGATAAAGTTATCGAAATCTCTAATGGATCTACTGTAAGAATGGGCTCGGTTAACCAAGTTGATTCTTGCGTAGGTAGGTCTTATGACCTTATCATTTTTGATGAGGCAGCACTCGCTGATGGCAGGGATGCCTTCAACGTTGCACTACGTCCCACGCTAGATAAGGAAGGCTCAAAAGCAATCTTTATCTCCACGCCACGGGGTCGCAATAATTGGTTCTCTGAGTTTTTCTACAGAGGCTTTTCTGATGAATTCCCAGAGTGGTGTAGTATTCGGGCAACCTACAAAGATAATCCTCGCATGGCTCAGTCTGATATTGACGAAGCAAGAAAGTCGATGTCTGAAGCAGAGTTTAGACAAGAGTACGAAGCTGACTTTAATACTTATGAAGGACAGATTTGGAAGTTTGACTTTGAAAATCAGGTTAAAGACTTATCACAACTTGATACTAGTAACATGGATGTCTTTGCGGGGTTGGACGTTGGTTTCAAAGATCCTACAGCAATGTGTGTAATTGCATATGATTGGGACGCAGATAAGTACTACTTAGTAGACGAGTACTTTAACTCAGAGCGTACCACAGAACAACACGCAGTAGAGATACAAAAATTAATTGATCGTTGGGATATTGACTTTATCTATATTGATTCGGCAGCACAGCAGACTCGGTTTGACTTTGCACAAAACTACGACATTAGTACTATTAACGCAAAGAAGTCTGTACTTGATGGTATCAGCCATGTTGCAGGTATTGCAGATAATAATCTACTTTTTGTAGACCAAGAATGCAAACAATCTTTGGCTTGTCTTGATGCGTATCAGTGGGACCCAAACCCTAATCTTGTGCGTGAAAAGCCAAAGCACAACATGGCTTCGCACATGGCAGATGGTTTGCGCTACGCACTTTATTCATTCCAAACCGCGCAAGTATCCTTCTAGCGATACCTAGTCAAAAATAGTTATTGACAAGTCACCCTAAAGCCGATATAATTCTTCTAATGAAAAATCAGGAACCCGAACCAAAATGCCTAAGTTAAAACGCGATGTAGTGAAATATGTACGAGACAAGGCAAAGTCTAAGTATGCGAAGGGTTCGGCTTGTGAGATTTGCAACGAAACGGAACAGCTTGATTTTCACCACTTTTACAGTTTAACACCATTGTTAAATCAATGGTTACTAAAAAACAAACATAATCCGGAGTACATACAAGCACTCCGAGATGACTTTATAGAAGAGCATCATGCTGAGCTATATGACGACACAGTTACTCTGTGCCATACTCATCATTTAAAATTGCACTCAATTTACGGCAAAGATCCTGCGCTAGGAACTGCAAAGAAGCAAATGCGTTGGGTCGAGATTCAAAGAGAAAAACATGGCTTGGTATAACCCTTTTGAAAAGAAAACCGTAGAAGAGAAGCTGAACCCTGCACAAATACATATTGGCAACGGGGGTCATGGCGTTGAATCTTCGAGAGAGCCTACGTTTAGCTACGAAAGAGCTTACGAAGACTTAGAGATCGTTAATCGTGGCGTAAATATGATCGTCGATGATGTTGCCGAAATTCATACTCTAGTGTCTAAAGATAATGCTTTCCGAGGCGTTGTTCCTGGTATTAAACGTACTAAAGTAGAGACTCTTCTTAATAAGTCTCCTAACCCTTATCAAGACATCAATAGCTTTAAGCGTAATCTTATTACTGACTTTATTATTGATGGTAATATCTTTATGTATTTTGATGGCGCGCATCTTTACCACTTGCCAGCTACTGATGTACAGATTCACGCAGACAAAGATACTTATATCGAAAAGTTCACAATGTTCGATACTACCTTTAGTCCCGATGAAATCATTCATATTAAAGAAAACTCTTTTCACTCTATCTACAGAGGTGTACCGCGTTTAAAACCTGCACTTCGTACTATGCAACTTATGAAGCATATGAGAGCTTTTCAGGACAACTTCTTTAAGAACGGAGCTGTCCCAGGTCTAGTACTAAAATCACCAAATACACTTTCCGAGAAGATTAAAGAACGAATGATGATTTCTTGGCAAGCACGCTACCGACCAGATGCAGGCGGTCGCCGTCCACTTATTTTAGATGGTGGAATCGAAGTAGATAAGATTTCAAACGTTAATTTTAAAGAATTAGATTTTCAATCTGCAATCTTAGAAAACGAAAAGATTATTTTAAAGGCACTTGGAATCCCTCCAATTTTAATGGACTCTGGTAACAATGCCAACATTCGCCCAAATATGCGATTATATTATCTTGAGACTATACTTCCTATTGTTCGAAAAATCAATTATGGACTCGAAAGATATTTTGGTTTTGAGCTTAGCGAAGATATTACAAACATCCCTGCTCTGCAGCCTGAGTTACGTGACTCGTCGGCATATTATACCTCACTAGTAAATGGAGGCATTATTACTGCAGCAGAGGCGCGAGATCGTTTAGGTTTCGAGCCTATAGACGGTACAGAAGAAATTCGGATTCCTGCAAATATTGCAGGCTCCGCAGCTAACCCAGATGAGGGCGGAAGACCCCCACAAGAAGGAGAAGAATAAATGGCATTTCGTCAAAGACACGCAGTATTAGAAAAAGCATACAAGCACTTTAGTGAGTTTGGTTTGCCTCTGACTATTCAGCATAAAGAATATATGGCAATCGTAGGAGCTAAAGAAGCACTTTGTGTTATTTCTATTAAAAGAAGTTTTAAAGCATGGAAGTATCTTACTCATGCTCTCAGGATTCAGTATCCTGAGCTGTCAGCGCCTAAGCCAGAGCCTAAGCCAGAGCCTAAGCCAGAGCCTAAGCCAGTACTAAAACCAGTTACACCCAAAGCACCAAAGCCAGCACCCAAGGCGGCGGTCAAGCCTGCTCCGGCAGTAAAAAAGGATTAAGATATGAATAAGATCTTTAATCTTACGTCTACTTTTAAATCTCATGAAGCAGAAGACGGCTCCGTGATGATTCGAGGGTTTGCAAGTACAACTGATTTTGATCGCGCGGGTGATTCTATTTCAGCAGAAGCTTGGCAAAAAGGTGGACTGAAGAACTTTGAAAAAAATCCAATTATATTGTTTAATCATGATTATGATAAACCAATTGGTCGAGCCACGGGTATGAAAGCAGGACCCAATGGTTTAGAGTTAGAATGTAAAATCAGCAAAAATGCCCCTGGCAATGTAGCTGAACTTGTTAAAGACGGTGTTCTTGGAGCCTTTTCTGTCGGTTTCAGAGTCAAGGATGCTGATTATATTAAAGAAACCGATGGACTAATGATTAAGGACGCTGAGTTATTTGAGGTATCGGTTGTTTCCGTGCCATGTAATCAAACAGCTACTTTTTCGCTCGCGAAGTCTTTCGACTCAGATGCTGAGTACGAAGAATTCAAAAAAACTTTCACTAATCGTGTAGATCTAGCCGGTCAGTCTCTGGCTAAGGACGAAGATACTTCTTCAAATATAGCTAGTGACCACACACCGAAAAGCGCGGAACTTATTTCCGCAGATCAGGAGATCAAAATGGACAATCAAAACATCGACTTGGAAGCTTTTGCAAAGAAAGTAGCTGAAGATACAGCTGCTAAAATCGCAATGAAGCAAGCCGAGCAAAAAGCAGCTGATGAAGCAGTAGCTAAGGCAGCCGCCGAAGCAGAAGTTGAAAAAGCTCAGGCTCTAGAAGCCGAATCAATCCGCGTCAAGACTGGCGTACAGACTGGCGTAGAAGCTCTTATGGCTGACGTACAGAAGCAGCTTAACGAGAAAGACGCTAAGTTCGACGAAGTTATTGCTAAGTACGGCAAAGACCTCGAAGAGAAATCAGCTGAAATCACTGCTATGCAAAACAGCAAGAAAAGCTTCGGCGATCGTTCAGAAGGCAAGGGCGACATCTCTAAGTTTGCTAAAGAGTTTATGACTGGCCACATGCTGGGCGTAATGACTGGTAAAGGCTGGAACACTGACTATGCTCAGGACCTAGCTCAAAAAGCCGGTATTAACTATGCTACTGACGCTGCTGGTATTTCTCAAGGTGTTTCTACTCAAATCGAGAAAGAAATCATGCAAGAACTGCGTTTGGCCCAGGCTTTCCGTGAGATTACTATTAACTCACAGACTCAAGTACTGCCAATTCAGACTGATGCACTCCCAGCAACTTGGGGCTCTAAC